GAATGTATACATATACAATCGGCTTTTATCAAAGAAATAAATTAAAGAACCCATTAATAGTGGTTCTGTTAATTTAGCTGTTGAATAAAAAGCTGTTGGTGTAATTTGAGCAGTAAGTGGAGTAATTTGATTTTCAGATCCACGCAATTCAAACTGAATATCTGCTTTTGTATTAATAAATAAGAAATCACTAAATGGAGTTAATGATGTAATTTCTGCGTATGATTTTGAGGATGCTCTAATATCAATTGGATCTGAAGAAACAATATTACTTGGATCTTGTAAGAATAAATCTTCATAATTACCTAATTGTGTTGAAAAGACAACATCTCCAGATGAAAAATAAAGTCTATCTCTATATGTTGTAATTGCATTTAAATTAATGTGTCTTGCTTCTGTTTTATCACTTGTTAAAAATACACTTGGTCCGGGATTTGTATTTCTATCTCCATTTGTTCTTTCTTTCCATTTAATTGGACCAAAATACCAATCTTTGTTAATACCTTCTGGAGAAGCATCGAATGATAATTTTTGAGGCATTCGTGTTTCATCAATAACAGAACAAATATCTGGTGATCTTATTTTTTGAGTATATGGTCTTCCTGTTCCATTTATTGTATAGTTTTGAAAAGTATTATTTCCAAGATCTTTTACTAATGTATATTTTTGTGTTTCTGGAAAGTTAATAACTCGGTAATATCCAGAAGACTGTGTAAGATACGGTCCTGATGTATATAAAATTTTACCTAAACCAAAACCAGTACTTGTATATATACCTGTTGCATTAATTTGAGATATAAGTGGATGCTCTGAATCATACAAGGCTATTATCATATCTCTTGCGGTTTGATCTATTGCAGTTGTGCTTTTTCCTGCAAGCCATGAGTTATTTGCAAATACTTCGTTTGGTTCTGTTGGAAAGCGTATTTCGCTAAAATCAGAAAAAGATTGTCCAAACCAAGGTTTATCTGGATCTTTATATTTAAAATCTTCTACTGGTAAGTAAGTACCATACCAGATTAACCAAGTAGTATATGTTGTTCCTGATGTTGATAATGTTGGACTAAATGTTGTTAAATTTAGTGTTAAACACTCAAATGCAATATTTTTAGTTCCTGCTGGAAATTGAGATGAAGAGTTTTTCCATGTTGGGCTAACAGCACTTACCTTTAATGTTATTCTTGCTGGAGTTAATCCAGCTGCTGCTGTATAGTTTGTAATATAACCATATACCCATTCTTCATTAGATACCCAAATAAGAATACCAGTATTAGTAAAATAACCACCAGTAATATCTGTTGGTATTGCAGCTGGTTCTATAACAATAACTTGATTTAAAACACTTGATAATGTTGGGTTTGTTGTACTTCCTGCTAAATAAACATTTGTAGTTGTTGTTTTAAAATTTGTTGGAGTATTGCTAAAACTAAGATTATCTACTGTGTTATTATAAACTTCTTTAATATTACCAGTTAAATAAGCATCTTGAATATATGTTGTAGGTGGTGAATTATTAACACCAGAAGGATGCATTGTAATGTTTCCACCAACAACAACTCTATCATCAATATTTATACCTAGTGTTAATTCAGTAAGAGCACTAATAGCAACTCCTGTTGATGAATAGTAAAAGTAATCTGAACCTTGTTTTGAAACATCGGTAGATGTTGTTAATGTTTCTAAATTACCTGTTGATCCCATTACAATAGATGATGTGTAATATGTTACTTTTTGTCCTTTTAAATCTTTTGTAGTAGTTTCAGAACCGTCTAGATTTATAGTATATCCATTTTTTCCACTAGTAAAACCAGCTTTAACTAATGTGTTTAAAACAATTAAACTAGAACCAACCGTTGTAATTTTTAAAACATCTTTTGATTTATAACTTGAATTAATATTATATGTAATATAATTTCTAGTTGTTGGAGAAACAATAGTTGAATCTTGTTCTGTTTGTTCAATGTTTGATGTTGGTGTAATATCAACCCAAGTATTTTCGTTTAATTTATAAACATAAAATAAAATTGAATTTTCACTTTTTGCATTATAATCTATACCAATTAAAAATCTATTATCTTCATTAATTGTAAACCAACTCCAATAAATATCAATAGAATCATTTCCATATAATCTATATAAATCTAATCTATTTTGATTGTTTATTTGGTTATTTCCAATAAATGATTCTTGTGGTATAATTTCAAATCCCGGTCTTTTTTCAAAAGATCTTTCTAATGATATTAAAGCATTGTCTAGTGCTTCTGCTTCTAAAGGTAATCTTTTGGTTGATGGTTGAGTAGAAACACCACCAGATAAACTATAAACTGGAATTCTTGTTGTAGCTGTACCGCCAGATGGACTTAATCTTCTTTGAATAGGTGGCATTATCTATTTCCCCTCCAATAACGATATCTAGATGGATCATAAATATAAGGATTTCTAAATGCAGCACCACGAACATTTAAATCTCCAGTTTCAAAAATATTTCTTTTTTTATAATTAATATCAGAAGATCTACCTTTAATATTATATAGTTGTTCATTATATTCAAGATATCTATCAGCTTCACCATCACCAAGAATAGCAATTTGATATTGTCTCATTGCTGTAGCCATTATAGCTCTTTGAACTGGTGTATCTAAATGTTCCCATCTAAGTTTTTTTGTTACTTCAATATAATAATCACCTGTAGACCAAGTATCTTTATCATCAGTATAGTTATATAGTCTTGGTGGATTATCGTTTAATACTTTTGCAATAATTCTATTACCGTCTGTATTTAAATGTAATGAAACAAGTTCTGCTGAAATAACTCCTTCTTCATCTGAATCACCAGAATCAAAGATTATTTTATTATCTGTATTTGGATTAAATTTTCTAATAATTTTATTATTAGCTAGACCTCTTAATTGAAAGTCTAAGCTTGCTTGTTCTAGTATTACTTCTGCAATTCCAGTATCAATACCAGAATTATTTGTAAGATCAGCTACTGGAGATTCACCAGCGGCCAATAACATTTGATTAATTGCTTGTAGCTTGGTTATAAAACCCATATAGCCTCCTTAGAAAAAAACCACCCGACTCCCACTTAAGGGAGCCGGGGGTAGATGTTAGATCACCTCCTGTCAATCGCGTTGTCAAACAAAACGATAACAGTAAGATTAATCATTATTAGCTAGTTACCCTGTACTCAGCAGCAAAGCCACTTGTTAGATTAGTAGTACCAGTAGTGGTAGTATCTAATGCAGCAAATAGCTCTGCTCTAGTATCAAGATCTGCTTCAGTTGTAGCTCCTACTAGAGCCTGACATAGTTCTGGACGAAGGATACCAGTACCCTTCATCATGCTAGCTACGGTGAACTGAGTATTTCGACGGACATCCTGTACGGTGTCAACCTTCATACCCATTAGTGATAGACCAGCAACGGCTTCTGGCTGGAAGATCATACCATGTAACTTAATTGCACTAGCGTTTAAGTTATACTTAGTACCGCCAATAGCAGTACTAGCACTTGTAGAATAATCTGTGGTTGGAAGATGATTGCTCTTAATAATACGGCAACCCATATATTCAAGAGTATCATTTAGACTATTCATACCCATAGCTAGAGGACCACCAAGGCTACCAGCTTCTTCGCCACCACCAAATAGTGGATACTTAACGAATGCGTTGGTTTCGCTTGATGTTCTAGTAATACCAAGACCACGAATGGTCTGGAATACCTTTGGAGTTACTACGCAATATACATTATTAGTTGGGAAATCATTTTCTTGCATATGTACGAAGTAATCTTCAATAGCCTTTAGAATCTTTAGTGCTGCATTTTCATCGCATGATGATGCAGCATTTGCAGAAACTACTTTTGGAACTGGAAGATTTGCAGTAGCAAAACCTCTTGGATCTGATACTAGAACTGGAAGAGCACAAGCAGCAAGAATAGATACTGCTAGTTGCTTATCTCTATTATTAGCAAGAGTCTGACCAGCCTGACGAGCTAGTTCGCTACGATAATCCCATTGGGTTATTAGGGCGTCTACATTATCAGTTTCAAAGTGAGCGGCCATTGGACGCTTATCAAGATTTACTTTAAAAGTTGTGCTACTAGCTGTTCCACCCATTAATTCTTCACCAGCATCCCAAGATGAGTTTAGATTAATAGTGCCTGTAACTGGGAATTCCCATGAGAATCCACCACTTAGGCTCTTTGTAGTTAGTAGGTTTTCAAAAATATTGTATTGATCATAAGCGTGAATTACTTCACCACTCCATAGTGGTAGCCAAAGTTTATTAGCACCAGCCACACCACCACTTGTTGATGCAGTAGTGTTTGTGCGATAGACCATATCAGCATTGCCTAAATTATCTGCCATGTTATATACTCCTATTAGTTTAAGTTTAATTAGTAAAAAAGTAAAACAATTTAGTGACAAATCTTAAACTAACATTATTAGATTTTTCCTAATGGAGTCTACTTAATGTTTGCCTTATTATTTAGCCATCCATTACCATAATGGGGGATTTGCATCAATAACTTAGCTTAGTTTGGAAGACGGGTTATATCCGTCATTACCATACGCTGTTCAACTGCCTGACGAAACTTAGGATCACTATTGTATCTTGGGTTCCCCCTATCGGCATAGAACTCGCGTTTTGTCTTATAGGGTTGTAGAGGAACCTTAGTAGCAGCCACATTGACTTGCTTATTCTTAGGCATCTCTTTACCCTTAGCTGAAGTAGTTGTAGATTTATCATATTTAACTTGCAAACCTAATAATGCAACATCCCAACTTGGGCTAGCTAGGGATGCATTAATATCTGCTTGTTGCTGTGGTGTCATAGTTTTTGCAGCCCATGCAAAAATATTAGCCAAGCGATCTTTTCCACCAACTATTTCAGCAGCCTTACCAAAGGCTTCACGGGACCGCGCTCGCTGTCCCTCGACATAATCTGTAATCATACGATCAGAAAAACCTGTTTTATTTTTAATTTCTGAAACAGTTTCTTCTGATAATTTATTGCTAATAGCAACTTCCATAGACCATTTAGACCAATCTTCTTCTGAAATTATTTGTTTAACTGGTTCTGGGTTCTTAGATTCTTCGTTTTTAATTTCTGGAATTCTAAGTTCTTCTGGAATATTTACTTTTGGTTGCTCAACTACTGGTTCTTCAGATGCAACTTCAGTTTCTTCATATGATGGGTTTATAGCACCATCTTTTTCATATGTTTTCTTAAGAGTTGCAATTTCTTGACGAGCCTTAGTATATTCTTTTTGAGCATTCTTTAAAGAGTCAAAATAAGCACCAGCATCTTTAAAATTCTTAGGAATTTCAACACCTTGATTTTGGATATAGATTTCAAATGCTTTACGCTCTCTAGCAGTAATCATATCTTCTTGACTAGAGACTGGAGATTGTTCAGCTTGTTTGATTTGAACATCAGCCTCGCTTGCAGCTGGTGGTTGTTGATATTCAAATTGCTGAGTCTCATTGGTTTCTTCTGTCATACAAACTCCTTAGTTATTGTCTTTACGACGATTTGTGCGTCGGGATACTACTCTAAGATTTCTTAGACTATTAGTACCACCTTTAGATAACGCCCTTTTGTGATCGACATCTTTGCCATCACCTTTACGAACACGGCCTTGTTTTTCTAATTTACGGCGAGCCGTTACTCTTAGAGATCTGCGCTTACGATAAGCAGCAGTACCATGATATTTAGCATATTCTTTTTTATAATTTCTTTTAATCATTATACTGTAACATTTGGACCAGATGGGAGTTTACCATCTATTACAAATGTATCCTTATTAGTTGATGATGATTTAATAAACCGTTTCCAAAGTGTTATATTTGTTGGAGCAGCAATCCATGTAGATGATGCACCAGAAGTACTTGTTTGAATTCTTTTAATACTTTTAATATCTATAGGTAGTAGTTCACCATTAGGAACTCTAATCTCAACAATATATTCAGAATCAGTAGATAGATTTACAGATGTTCCACTATAGTTAATTACATTAAAGTTAGAAGATCCTGTATCATATACAATTTGTGCAACAACAACATTAGATGGTAATTGTGTTGTAGATCCCGGATTAGCACCAAATGAAATATAATCTATATCTAGATTTTTAACATAATCTGGAATAGTTATATTAAGAGCTGTTGAATATAGTGTTGTATTATTACCAGTGATACTACCAATTCCAGTTGTTAATGAGTTATATGGTAATAAATTACAAATAGGTAATATATAAAAAAACTCGTTATTTACAAGTGCATTAAAATAATTAGACATATTTAATCCTTATGGCGTTGGAGGATAACTTGGTTTAATATATTCATTGAAACCAGCTGGTAATGAATTATTTTTTATAAACAAATCTTTATTTGTTTGAGAACTAGTTAAAAACTTTTTCCATAAAGTAATATTATATGGTCGAGCTTTATTATTTTTATCTGGTGATTCTGTTGGTGCTGGAAGAGCATCTGTAAATGTAATTATAATATCTCTAATTGAATAAAGATTAGTTAAATCTATACGAATTAATTTACCATTTTTAACTTTAAGTTGAACATAATATTTTGTTTCTTCATTAAGATCAACTTCTGTAGTATCGCCAAGTATAAAAGGATTTAATCCATTAGAAATTTCATAAACAAGATTACACACAATAGCATTAACATATTGACCTCCTGTTGTTGCAGCTCCAGAGGGTGTAGAACTAAACGAAATATAATCAATTCCTATATTTTTTATATAATCTGGAATAATAATTTCATCAAAATTATCATTATACTGGCCCTGATTAATACCTGTAGTTGTTCCAATAGCGTATCCAGTAGAAGTATATTCTGTCCAAACCTCATCTTCCGAAGATGGACTACTTGGATTAATAGATAGATTACAAACAGGAAGAATATAAAATTTTTCTGATTCAACTAAAGCATTTAGATAATCACTCATATTTCACCATCCTTTAGTTTTTTCAGAAGTTTATTATATTTCATTTTTATTTTTTTTAACGCTTTGATGACTTCTTCATCTTTGAGGAAGCTGTCATATTCTTCTTTGATTCTGCGTTCTTCCCCGTCATTCTCGTTGTTGTTCCACATGCACATTTGAATTTAGTCTTCATTTCCAAGACACCCTTTTTGATGATGTTTTTCTTCGTGTACCTTTTTTATTACACATTGATTTAGTAGGCCGACAAGCTGGATATCCCTTACGCTTATCTTTAGAACCAGATCTACCACAAGGCTTACCAGTCTTGCAGTCTATCCATCCTTTTCCTTTATTACGACTAAACCAACCATGTAATCCTTTTTTCTTTTCTAAAGAAAACTTACTTGCCACGGCGAACTCGCTTCGCTAGAAATCCCTTACCTTTACGACATTGAACAGCTGCACCACTAGCATAAGCACTAGGCCATACTTTATAAGCAGCCTTAGCTGCCTTGGCACAAGCATCTAATGGTTTCTTTTTCTTTTTCATTTTTTCTTTTTTTTCTTAGCGTATTTTGGAAGTGCTTTAATTGAACTAGTTTTTTTAGCCCATTTTTTAGCAATTCTTGGATGAGTAGCAAACATAAATTTTGCTTGTTGTTTAGATTTAAATGGCATTATTTTTTACACTTTCTACCCTTTGGGCAACTGGCTTTAGAACCACCGGGACCAGCCCATAGGTTTTTACAGGCCCAGTATCTTGCTGATAATTTATTTGTTGCACTTGAGCAATTGTGTCTTGCTTTAAAAGACTTACGGGCTTTAGATGAATAATTATGACCATATCCGGTAGCCCCAAAATGTATAATTTTTTCTTGCCCATTAGCACAAGCCTTAACAACACGCTTTTTATTTGGATTGGGGGATTTGCGTGGTTTATTACAAGGCATTGATTTTTTATTTAGCGGTTTTCTCATAGTCTAAGTCCTAGTTGTTGTGCAACTTGAGCAATATTTTCTCCACCGGTTTGTTCTAAATCCTGTTGTGCAGCTTGTGCAGCTGTATTAATAACACCACCAGAAATAGCTTGACCAGCTTGTTGTTGCATTTGCATTTGCATAGCTTGTGCTTGAGTTGCTTCTTGTTCTCTTCTAATCTCTTCTTCAGATTTAATCCACATTCTTGGATCAAAACCAAGAGAAGAAATTAAAGCTTTAGAGTAAGCATCCCATCTAAATGTTTGTAATGCCTGTGGTGGAAGATTTCTAACCATTTCACCCATTTGCATTAATTTTTGTAAATCTGAATCTCTAGATAGTGCTTGAAGACCTGTAATTATTTCAACATTTAATGTACCATCTTTATCAAAAAAATGTTCGTTTAATCTTTCATCAAGATCTTTATTTGATAACATTATAAAAATTGTTCTTTTGATTATTGGTTCCATTAAATCTCTAGCAATAGCTGAGAATGCACCACCTAAAACTGTTTCTAACTCAGAACCAATCATTCTAACAGCAGTAGCAGTAACTCTATCACCAGTGGGTAAAGAGCCTCTAGCCATTAAAAATGCTTCTGATACTTCGTTTCTCATTTCACCTACAGAAGCTTGTGTTGATGCTATTTGAGGATTAAGTGTATTAGATGGACTAATACAAAAAATATCTTGTTGTTTAGCTGGTACAAAAGAACCATTTGAAGCTGTAGCAATATCATCTATTTCAGTAATTCCACTTGGATCAACTCCTATCCAAAAGGTAGAACCAGCAGCCATACCTTCAATATGAGCCTGAGTATAATTTTCTAAACTTGTAAGATCGCCTAAAATATCTTCACAATGAGATCTTCCATAGTTTTCACCAACAATACCATACCATCTTAGTGGAATTAGTGGTAATATAGAAACTTCTCCTTCAGAGTATAAATTACCATCACCATCTTCTTTTTTACCAACCCATGTTTTTTCATCTTCATTAAGTAGATACTGACAATATAAAGTTTTATATCCGTGTCTAACTTCTAAATTACCGCCGTTTTGTTGTTCAATGTATTCTTCAACAGGATCAATTGGAATATATTCTAAATACAATATTTCAATTACTTTACCATATACATTTCTTTGAACTACATATTGATCAATTCTAAGATTTCTAAATGAAAAATCATCTTCAATTACCATCATTACATCACCAGTAATAATTAGATGTTGTAATGCTTGAAATAGTGTATCTCTAAGATTTTGTGAAATAATTTTATTATGAATTTGAAAACTAAGTGTTTCTAAATAAGATTTTATTTCTGGTGTTGGTTCTGATCCGTTTTTTAAATTAAACTTAAAGAAAGGAGAATCATTTAGTGGCATTAAGGCAGAAAGCATTTTACTAGCCATAGCAGTAACGCCACGACTTGCTACTGAAGAGTAAGGCTGTGGTAAAGTAGAATCTTCAGCCCATCCTCTTGGTGGCAAAACTGAAGGAATAGTTAAGCTAGCACACTTTCTAGCAATATCTAAACGATATTGTCTTCTGCCATCTAATGTTTTAAACCTTTCAGCTAGTGTTTGTTCTACCATTTTTTATCCTTACTGTGGTCTATTGTATAAAGAACCAAACATTGTTCTGATTCTTTCTAGTTCTTCTTCGGTTGCTATATTTTCTCTTACACTCTGAGATTGAATTTCTTGTGATACTTCTTCTTCAGCTTGTCTTTGAGATGATATTGCCATGTTTTCAGCTTCTTTAGCCAATCTTAATTGTTCTTTTTCCATAGCTTTTCTTTGTTCTTCAAAAGCAATCATATTTTTTTGTCTTTGTTCTTCTGCTTTAGCTGCAATTTCAGCTTGTTTATCTAACATTGCACTATATTCAGCAGATGACATTCCACCATAAACTTTTGGTCCACCACCCATTGTAATTCTCCTTTAACTTGGTCTTTGTGTAAAGACTGGTTTTTTAGCTATTGCTTGATAAATTGGTTTATCTTTAGATACTGCAATATCCATTGCATTTTGTCTTGATTTAGCAACATTTTGTTTTGATTTAGTTAACATTTTTTGTGAGTCTAAAATATCTGTAATTTGTTTTACGGTTTCTTTTTGTGTTTTTTGTGTTACATCAAATTGTTCACTAGAAACACCCAATATTTTAGTAAGCTGACCTAAAGCATCTTTATATGATTTTTCAGCTAATTCAGCATATTTATTTGCGTTTGTTTTCCATCCAGCGTATCTGTATAAATTAGAAACATCTACTCCACCAATATATTCATTTAAAAGACCTTGTCTAGCAGGTCCGCTACGAGATTTTTTATTTTGAACTCCTTTGGATAAAAACTCATTTAAATTAGAATAAATTAAATCAGTATATTTTTTTCCTTCTGATATAAGTTTATTATAACCACTAAGATCAACACCAGACATCATGTTTAATTTATCAGAGTATTTATTTAATAATTGTTTTTCTTGATTTGCTAATAATAAAATATTTTTTAAAGAACTGTTTTTTTCTTGATAATCTGCTATATATTTTTGAATATATAAAGCTTTATCGCTAATTTCGGGTTTATAGTATTGATTTATTTGAGCAGTAAAACCAGGAACATAATAAGGACTATTTTTATTTCTTAAAATTTCAGAAACAATTGTCTCAGAACCAAGATTAAAATATTTTTTACCGTTTTTAGTATAAGTAAATATTTTAGATTCTAATTCTTTATCTGAGAATATAGATTTTAAATAGTTTATACCATAATCATTAAATCCATGTTTTTTTAATAATTCTTGTTTTTTAGAATCATTTAATAAGTTTAAAATTCTATCTTTAGATAATAATTTATAATTAGTTCTAACTGATCCACTTGTTGTATTAGATCTTTTAGAATCAAATGCATCAGCATTTAAACTAAACATATCTTGAAGCAAACTTCCTTGAACAAAACCAACATCTAAACCACCACTCATCCGTCTATTTGGACCACCTCTTTGTCTGCTTAATATTTTACCAGCTGTAAGTTGTTCCAAAGCAAAAGCTTTTTGATAAGCTTCTTCTTGTGTTTTTGTTTTAAAATTTGTTCCATATTCAGCAAGTTTTGCAAAAGATGAATCTGATCTTTCATTAGATGGTATTACATTTTTTGCTTGTTCTTTGAGTTTTTTTAAATTATCTATGTCTTTTTTAGAAAGTTTTAATGGTCTAGTTTTACCTTTTGTAACTCTTAACTGTGCTTGTTGAGCTTTTGATGTTATATCTTGTGCTTTTTTAGTTATGTTTGCAAGGTATGTTTGAAAATTAGACATTAAATCTCTCCTTCTTTTGTTTTTCGTATATTGTTCTTAATTTTTGAACAACATCAACTTGACCAGCAGCAAAAGCTGATTCCCTAGTAAAATCTTCAGAGCTTAAAGCCTGACTGTATGGTAGGAGTTTGTATATTTTCTCTAGAATCAGTACTAATTCTTCGTCTATCTGTGGAAAGTTGTTCATTTTGTTCATTCTTTAAATTATTAATTTGATTTTCTAATTCTTCAACTTTATCTAAAAGAGATTTAACAACTAATGCTAATTCTGCGGTTGATAATGTTGAACCTAATTTTAATCTAGTTGACATTTGTTCTTTTGAATACATATTTACCTCACGATAGATCTACAATTTCACAAGCACCAGCAGTACAAGCCATAGCATGAGAAGACTTTGTTGAATCAGTCTTTTCATATTCTTGTAATAACGACCAATCAACTTCTACTTTAGGATATAGGTTATAAGTTCTAGCATCAATTTCTTCAAATGGAGCCTGAGCATAAACATGATCTGACTTTGGTAAGAAGGAGATACCAGAAATTTCATTAAAGTTTTCATATACCCATTGACCTACAGCTAGGAATTCATCATCTCCATAAGAGACTGTGATTGATGGCTTATGATGACAGTATGATTGCTGATAAGTATGCCATAGTTCAAGATGATCTAAAGCTCTTAGATTCTTTTGAGTAATAGAATCTTGAGGAGCTTTTTGAGCAAATGTAAAGATACCAGTTGAATCTGGATTCATTACACAATCTTCGCATGGAACTCCAGCATCTTTCATAAACTGATACATAGGATCTTTCTTATCAATACGGACTCGTCTATAATAGAACTGAGCATATCTTGGATGTAGACCACTAGATGAATCAGCAAGGCAACTAGTTGTACCTTCTGGCTTAATGCATGTAATTGATTTACTTGGATTAATACCAAGTTTTTCTGACCATTCAAGGTTTACTTTTACAGCGTGTTCTCTAAATGATTCAAGAGCATGAGCAAGTTTACCCATTCCCTTTGATCCATTCATCAATGAGTTATCAAAGATACCAGTCATTGATACTCCAAGTAGTCTTTCTTCTTTACAATTATCTTCCCATTCTTTTGAGAGATAAGGAAAATTAGTAAACATACTTTGAATTGTACCAATAATAGTAGCCATTTCAATTTTCTTTTTGATTGTTAAAATTGTATCTTCTTGTTTTAAGACAATCGTACTGAGATTGCAGAATTGATTCGGTCTGAGAATTATTTCTGAACATGGGTTTGTACCATACTCTATGTCTGTTCTTCTTCCAGATTTTTCCGCTATTGTTCTCATTGCGTGACGATTGCATATTCCTCGTTCTCCTGAGTGTGAGTTATACAATTCAGTCCATTCCTCTAGGAATTGTCCAAGGGGAGGACGATTATGATAGATTGCGGAGTTATTAGCAAGTGCTCTATGACCACTAGATGCCCACCAAGACCCGCTCTTGCACTTAGCCATCTCACGATCTGATAGATCAGATAGAGAGATCATGGCTGATCTACGGACACCACCTACAATAACAGATTGAGCAATCTTACAACAAATATCATGGCATTCTAATGCTGTTAGTTTACGACCTTGAGCAGCATAAAAAGTTTGAGTTACAAACCTAAATACTTCTTCTAAAGGACCGGGACCACTAGCACGGCCACCAAATGTTTTTAGTTTAGCACCAGCAGGTCTTACCATACTAGTGTCCCATTTTGGATGAATACCTTCATATAGATTAGTTAATAAATTAAATAAAGCATTACACCAGCCTTCTCTTGAATCTTGTACTTCAACAATCTTATTAAAATTCTTTTCAATTTTATTAGGAACTACTGGTAATCTATCTGTACAACGATGCTCTACAGAATAACCTACTCCAGTACCACACATAAGAATATACATAAGATTACTGAACGATCTTATTGAATCAATATCAAGATAAGAACAATTATAAAGAGCAGTATGATCTCTATCTAATGCTGGTCCAGCAGTCATAAGACCACGCATACTTGGAAGAACCTGAAGATTTAGGATAGCATCCTTAATATCAGGTCTTGATCCTAGTTGTGGAACTTTAGTTGTAAAGTAATCCCACCAACGATCTACTGTTTCTGTCCAAGTTTCTCTACGATTTTCTGACTCAACCCAACGACTATAACGACTTAGTGCAATAAAGTTTTGAAATGTATTCATTATTTTGCTCCTGTTGATCCAAAGCCACCTATACCTCTTTTAGTTTCTTCTAAATTCTTAACTCTTACAAATGTAGGAGTAAAATAATCTACAATTAAAAGTTGGGCTATTCTTTCACCATCTACAATAGTATGTCTTTTTGTAGCTGAATAGTTTCTAAGAGGAACTAAAATTTCACCTCTATAATCTGAATCAATTAACCCAATACCATTGGCTAAACCAAGAGGGGATTGAATTGATAGACCAGATCTAATTAGGATTAATCCACACTTGCCTTTTGGAATTTCTATTTTAACTCCAGTAGATACTAGGTGTGTTTCTCCAGCTCTAAATAGTAGCGTAGAGTTTCCTAAATTAGCCGTTAGATCAAACGCGGCAGCACCTTCAGTTTTTTGTTGTGGGATATAGTTAGATACTATTTTAACTATATTATCTTTTGTTTTTTGTTTAGTACTTTTAAATGAAAAAGACTTAAATTTCTTTAATGTCTTTCTGGTCCATGTTACTAGGTTTTTTGGTAAATATATAGTAAACATCTGTAAATATCTTAGCATACATAACCCTTTCTGAAAATATCTTTTAGCTCCAACAATTGGGAGTCCATAGTTTAATTTCTTTATCAACGGCTTTTGATGTTATTTTATTTACTGAAACATCGCCATATCTTAGAATTCTTA